CGGAAGTGGTGCGAGGTGGCCACGGTCAGGTCGCTGAGCATGGCCATCACCTCGCTGCGGAACACGGCGAGTTGCTCGGGCGAGATGTATTCCTCGGCGAGCCGCTGTTCCACGTCGATTGCCTTGGAGCGCAGGCCCAGGTAATTGGCCCAGCGGTGGTCGGTGAAGCCGCACAGGTTGGCCAGGTCGATGTTCGGGAACAGCGTGGCGTTGAACCACTGGCGCATGGGGCTGTCCGTCCACGTGGAGTTGAGGAACAGGTTGTGGATCAACTGCTCGATGGCGATGTCCCGGCTCGTCTCCAGCGAGCCGAGGAGCCTGGCCACACGGTGGGGACTTGCGGGAGCGACATTCTGGTTGCTCACGATGCCGAACCCGTTCGGCGTGAGCACCAGGTCGAGCGAGGGCACGGCCCGCATGAAGGCCTCGTGGACGGTGACGAGGTTGGCGCACGTGCGCAGCGGCTCGTTCTCGGGCATGGCGGTGAGTTCGGGGGCGAGGTCGCTCCCGATGAACTGGGTCATCACCCATCGCTCAGCCTGGTCGAGCCACGGCAGGATCTTCTCATAGAAGGGCGTTTCGCCCTCCACGGTGTCGAAAGCGTTGGGCAGGTATCTGCGCAACTGCTGGTCATTGGTTATCAGTCTCGTTTCCATTGGTGTTCTTTTTGAGTGTTACTTCTTTGGCATCCTGGTGTTCGTCCAGCGTGGTGAGCTGGATGAAGGGGCAGTCGGGATAGGCACCCGTCCAGCCGTTGAAGCGTATCACGATCTGATGTACCGTGAACAGCAGGTCGTGATACGGCTTCTGCAGGGCCTGGGCGATGGTGTACAGTTCGCGCTTGTCGCTGCCCGAGTTGTTGCTCTGCGACTTCCCGGGCACGCTGCCCACCAGGTTGCTGTGAACGCGCATGGTGAAGCATATCATGTTCACCGCCTCCTGGATGTCCGTTGACCAGTCGCCGCCCTCCTTGTCGGAGTCGATCTTGTTGATGACGACCTCGTGCTGGACCTCGCCTGTGGGAGCCACGTAGAAGGTGGAGAACCACACCTTGCCAGCGTTCTCCACGCCGGTAAGGAAATCGAGGATCTGCTGCTTCTCCTTGACGATGCGTTTCTGCTGCTCGCGGCGGTCGGTGATGCCCTCGCTCTTGAAGATGCTGTCCCAGTACTTGTTCGAGATCTCGATCTGGTACTTGATGGGGGCGATGTTCTTCAGCTTGGCTTCCTTGGCCAGGCCGATGAGCTGCTTGATGTTGTACCACTTGCCGCGGAACAGGGCGGCGTAGTACGGTATCGGGTAATAGGTGCTGTCGGGGGTCGGGACCCGCGTCAGCACGGCGAACTTGCGGGACTTGGTGCGGATGCGGCGCTTGCCGTCGTCACCGGCAATGCGCCCCATGCGTATCGCCAGGTCGCGCCAGGGCGAGGTGATGTCGAGCAGGTCTATCACCTCGATGTCGTCACGGCTGGCCACTGGCTGGCGCCAGTTGGCGTAGAGCAGCTGGCGTATGCTGCCGTCCTTCTCCGCAGGAGTAAGACGGCAATAGCAGGCCTCCTTGCGGATCAGTCTGACGATCCTCGTGCCCTCGGCATTGAGGATGACGACCGAGACGCAGAAGGCGAAGTGCTTGAAGTCCTGGCACACACCGAGGAAATAGGAGGGCATGGCGTTGTCGAGCAGGAAGTCCTCGACCTCCCGCTTGACATTGCCACTGCACGAGTCGGTGTTGTACTGCAGCCCGCTGCCGTAGCAGACCTCTGCGTTAAACATCTGGCAGGTGGCGAGGGTCTCGTCACTCTCGATGAGGTCAATGATGTGGTACGGCATATTGTTGTCGCCGCCCCATGGGATGTAGGACAGCGTCTTGTCGATGATCGTCGGCACGATGTCCACGTCTTCCTTGAACACCTTGCTGCTGTCGGTCTTGAAGGCGGCCGATGCGTTGAGCACCGGGATGGTCTCTACTGAGTTGAATTGAAGAGCTTCCATAATCTTAATGGTTGTTTATTATTTGGCTACCAACTGCTGCAGCCCTCGTCATCGTCGTGATCCATGTCGTCATTGTACATGGCCACATCGTAATCCGCGTCGAGGATGCAATGGGCGTTGTTTTCTTCGTCTCTCGCATAGCTCGCCAGCATATCATCAGATGCTGACGGGTATTTTTTACTGAGGCCAAACACCAGTTCCTCACCTGTCAAGTTGAGCGTTGTGAGGGCATCTATATGCTCAGCCTCAAGGTTCGGGAACTGTTTGCTGACCATTTTCCTGACATCCTCCCAGCTCCTGTAATACACCTCGGGAAGGCTTTTCCTGGCGTATCGTTTCAGTTCTTCGGTGACCTTGTTGATGTGCTCGATCACCCCGTGTCCCTGCTTCAGGAGTTTGAGGCTTTTCATCACCAGTCGGAACCGGTCTTTGCCCCATTCCAGGTCTGTGTCAATCTGCAGTGCTATACCCTCGGTGTCGTTCCAAAGGGTAACAATGCTTTCGTTTCTTTCTACTCTGATTTTTTCCATGTTTCTAATTATTATAAGTGAACTTGAATGCCGTTGATCTCGAAGATGCACACGTCACGGACCTGGCGGATCTGGTGCGAGTCCAGCAGTTTCATCTGGCGTGTGCCCTGATAGAAGTTGTAGCGCAGGGGAATGCAGTTGCGCCAGCACTGGATCTCCCCGCTCTTGGTCCAGAGCTTGATGTCCACCGGGTCACCCGCCTGGAGCATCTTTCTGAGGGTACTGATATGGATTGACTGTGCCATAGGTCTATTGGAAACTTGGGTCAAACTGCTCGGTGAAGATGCGGTCGTGGTCCACGGACAGGTAATCTGTCGGTAGCCACGTCCGCCTGTCTTGGTACTGATAGGTGAACTTCACGGTGTTGAGTTCACCGTCACCGTCGCTGATCTCGCAGGTCAGGTCACTGATCAGCACAATCGGCATGCCTTGCGGATTGTAGCCCTGCGAGAAGTCGGTGCGCCTGGTCGCCATGCGCACGTCATGCGAGTAGAACAGCTGCTCGATCCACCGGGCCTGCTCCATGGTCAGGCCCGAAGTCTCCACCTCGTACTGCTTCTCGTTCTGCTGGTTGTAGAACGTGGAGATGCGGTTGGTGACCGCTATCGAGCGGTCAACCTTGGGCTTGTGCGTGGTCACCGCCTGGAGAGCGCAGCACTCGAAGCAGTTGAACGCATTGCGGAAGTACAGCGTGAGGTTGGGCTCCACGTCCTGCACATAGAAGGTGAAGGACCTGGCGCCGACCTGGATGCTGCAGGCCAGCGGCCGGATGTGCTCCCTTACCCAGCCGTGGGACTCCACGGCGTCGAGCATCAGCTTCATGGTCACCTCGATGCGGGCGATGGTGTCGATGGTGCTGATCGAGCCTTGGGGCGTGTACTGGAATACCCGTGGCTCGGCGTCATAGACGCTGGCCACGACTCGGAAACGCACACTCTCCTGGGAGTACGCCTTCTTGTAATAGTAGAGGAACTCGGTCGCCCCCGGCGCCATGAGTTTCCCTTCCATGGTCGTGAGGAAATTGTTGCGCAGGAACTCCTGGGTGTCGCCCGTGAAGTGCTGCTCCAGATAGACCGCCTGGAAGGTGGCCAGTGTCTGGGTGACGCCGTTGTGCTTGGCCCTGAGCGTGAACGATCGCAGGGCATGGCTGCCCTGGCGCATGTAATACTCGACAACCGATCGGATGTCGTGTACCACTATGTTCTTGCTGTACGGTATGTGGGTGGCCGAGAAAACCGCGGCCCCGCCCGAGACGATCGACACGACGGCCTCCGTGTCGTCGCTCGTCGTGAGGTCGAGGTCGGGAATCTGTGAGGAAAACATCAGATCTTCCAGCTGGGTGTTCAATGTGACTGACATATTCTATCGATTTTAGTGTAGTGCAAAAGTATGTTTGGAGCGTCAAACGGCAAAAGACAATACAAAAGCCGGGCGTTCCCCATCGATGGGGACGTCCGGCGCCGGTTCCGATCGGTGGGCGATTTTCTCGCCCACCTGCGGAACGGGAGGCTTAAACCTCGTGCTCGATGTATTCGCTCAGCTCCTGCAAGATCCTCTCGATGTCATCGGCCTCGCTGTCATCGGCAAATGTCCAGCTCTTGCAGGCCTTGGCGGGCGGCTCGCCTTGGTGGGCGAACACCGTCCACCATGTCATCACCTCTCCATCGCATCGCACCAGCGTATTGGTGTGGATGCTCATCGAGTGGCAAATGCCCACCTTGTTGTT